TAGTTGATGTTGCAAGAGGAAGGGGACAAGATTATTCTGCATTTTCAATTATTGATGTTTCTCAATTTCCGTATGAACAAGTTGCAAAATATAGAGATGAAAACATTTCTCCTATATTATTACCAAATATTGTTGATAATGTGAGTAGATATTATAATACTGCATATGTTTTAGTTGAAATAAATGATATTGGTGGTCAAGTAGCAGATATTTTACATCACGATTTAGAATATCCCAATATTTTTCAAACAAGTATTATGGGAAGATCGGGTCAAACCTTAGGGGGAGGATTCGGAAAAAGTTCACAACTAGGAATTAGAACCACAAAAGAAGTTAAAAGAAAAGGGTGTTCTAGTGTTAAAGATTTGATAGAAGGAGATAAATTACTTATTTGGGATCTTGATACTATTACTGAAATGACAACATATATTGCTAAAGGATCAAGTTATGAAGCAGATGAGGGATATCATGATGACTTGATGGCGACATTAATTTTGTTTGGTTGGTTAGTGAATCAAAAATATTTCACAGAAATTACAGATTTAGATTTACGTGAAAAAATGTTTAAAGAGCAATTAGACGAAGCAGAATCACAATTGATACCCTTTGGATATATAAATGACGGAAGAAATTCTTATGAGCCAGAAACCGTGGATATGGGTGGAGAAAAATGGATAGTAGATAAAAAATATTCTACTGATTATATACATTAATACGGTGTATATTTTTAGGATCTTTTATCTGTTCTATTAATTTATCTATATCATATTTTAAATCGGGTCTTAGTTTTTTCAATTTCTGTAAATATCTTATAGATTCATTAAATATCATTTCAGGATTAATTCTTAATTCGTAGAATTTATTCCTAGTTTCGCTTTTTGTAGTTAAATATAAATGCTCTGGTTTTACACAGTATGTATTATTACAGGATTGATGAACTATTTTATTTTGTTCAATAGGCCCCTTATAAGCAATATATGCAAATCTATGAGCAGGAATTGATTTTCCATCATAAGAAAACATACCATACCCCTGCTTTGTTTTACTTGCAGTCCAAAACCAACAATCATTTGTTTTTAAAATTTTCTTTTCAAATCTTTCAATAGCCTTCTTCATTTAATTATTTATATTACAATAAATAATAACAACTCCAAAATCAGCTAAAATATAAATATATTGGAAGTAAATTTATTTTAAAATATTTTAGGGAGAGATAATATGGCCTTTCAAGTCAGTCCAGGAGTAGCCGTAGCAGAAATCGACTTAACTACTAGAGTACCAATTCCTTCTATTTCGGATGGCGCTATAGCTGGTAATTTAACATGGGGACCCTTGGAGGTTGCTACATTAGTTACTTCAGAAGATGAGCTGGTTTCTGTATTCGGTAAACCAAATGGAAATACATATAAAACATTTTTTAGTGCCGCAAGTTTTTTAAGTTATTCTAACAAATTAAGAGTTGTTAGAGCGGCAAATACATCAACTGCAAAAAATGCAGTATCAGGTGGTACTGCAATATTAATCCGAAACGATTCTGAATATCAAAACACATACCTGTCAACAACAACTTCAGGAACAAGTTTTACGGCAAAATATCCAGGTACACTTGGAAATTCAATGAAAATGTCTATTTGTCAAGCAGATAGAGCAAATACAAAAGTTAATGAAAATGATTCTACTGTTTCTTTAGATATTGATCCAACTGTTTCTCTTACAGGAACTGTTTCAAATAGTGATACTGGAGCGGGTATTGTTGGAACAGGTACATTATTTGATACAGAATTAAGAATCGGAGATGTTGTTAAGCTCACCGCTGGAGCAACTAATCATGGAATAGTAACAGCAATTACTTCTAATACTGTAGCCTCGATTTCAATGGCTAATACTGGAGTAGAGACTAATCAGATTGGAAATGGTTCTGCAGTAACCGATGCGACTCTTATTCGATTAAAGCGGTCTGCTTTTGAAGAGCCTACTGAAAATATGCAAGGTTCTCTTACTGCGGCGGCAAAATCAACCACAATAACAGGAACCAATACCAATTTTTCTCGACAACTTCATGTTGGAGATATTATTACAGTCAATGATTCAACCGGTATTGAGGTTCAACGAAAAATATCAAGTATCACAAATACAACATCAATGGTAGTTTCAACTGCTTTTGATAGAGCGGTATCTGCACAAAGTACATGGTCAAGGAAATGGGAATTTCGTGATTCTTTTGGTACTGCACCTCTTACAAGTCCTTTTGCTTATAAAAAAACTGGATCAAAAGATGTTGGAGATCAGATTCATCTTATAGTAGTAGATGAAGATGGAGACATTTTAGGACAAAAAGATAAAAGAGGAGCGTTATCTAGTTCAAGTAAACAAGTTATTGAAGCACATACAGGATTATCAGTAGCGAATGGTGCTACTCATTATTATAAAGAAGTAATAAACAACAATTCCAACTATATTAGATGGACAGATCATGATGCAATAGGAGATGCTCCGTTAGATGCTGGATCTAGTAAAATTACTCATGATTGGGGAGATACTCTTACTCAAGGAAATACCAGTGCTAGATTTGCTGGATCTTTCAGTGGCGCAGGTGCAAATGGAATTATGACTGCTAGTATGTCAGGAGGAGTTGATGGATATAGTGCTACGGCATCAGATGAAATTGGTGCTTACAAGTATTTCAAAGATCCTTCAAAAATAGATGTTTCTCTTATAATTTCGGCAGAAGCATCAAATACTTTAGCTACATTTTTGATTAATGAAATAGCAGAAACTAGAAAAGATTGTGTTGTGTTTATTTCTCCTGAAGAAGCAGATGTTGTTAATACAGAGGGAAATGAAGTAACAAACGCAGTTGCTAGAAGGAATGCTTTACCAAGTTCAAGTTATGCCGTTATGGATGGAAGTTACAAATATATCAGCGATCCATATAATCAAGTTAATCGATGGGTTCCAATGAACGGTGATGTTGCTGGAATTTGTGCCCAAGCAGATAATACTAATGCTTATATTTCTCCTGCAGGATTTACAAGAGGAAATATAAAAAATGCAACACATATAGCATATATTCCAAATAATGCAGAAAGAGATGATTTATATGTGAATGGTATTAATCCAATAGCATCATTTCCTGGAAAAGGAAGAATTCTATTTGGTGATAAAACATTGTTGGCAAGACCATCTTCTTTTGATAGAATTAATGTACGAAGACTTTTCATTATTCTAGAAAAAGCTATTGCGAATGCGGCTGAAAATTTATTGTTTGAGTTTAATGATGATTTTACACGATTAAACTTTATTTCTATAATAGAGCCCTTTTTAAGAGATGTTCAATCATCTAGGGGTATAGAAGCATTTCAAGTGATATGTGACGGCACAAATAATACACCTGCTGTTATAAATAGAAATGAGTTCAGGGGCGATATTTTCATTAAACCAACTAAATCTATTAATTTCATAGGATTAAACTTTGTTGCTGTTGCTTCCGGAGTTTCATTTTCTGAAGTTGTCAACGCAGTTTAAGGAGAAAATAAATGGCATTCAATATACAAACATTTCGTCATGCAATGCATTATGATGGTCAAAGACCAAATTTATTTGAGGTTTCAATTCCCACAACGGCTAATCTCTTTAACGGTGACTCGTTGAACTTGTTCGCTAAAGCAACATCAATACCTGGTGGTACTATTGGAACAGTTATAGTCCCGTATTTTGGTAGAGAAGTTAAAATGGCGGGAAATAGAACTTTTCCTGAGTGGACAGTAACAGTTATTAATGATGAAAATTTTGCGATAAGATCGCAGTTTGAGCAGTGGATGAATAAAATAAACAGTCATGCTGGGAATCTCCGAATAGCGGGAGCATATACATCTACTGCTTCTGTAAAGCAGTATGGTAAGGCTGGCGCATCTGTTTCAGCAACATATAGTTTTCAAAATCTTTTTCCAACTGATCTTTCTGAAATTACTCTAGATTGGGGGGATAATGATACTATTGAGGAATATACAGTAACTTTTTCGTATGATTTTTGGACCAGAGCCGCAGGTTCAATGACAGCAGGTTCTGGAGTAGTTGGTGATAATATTGAAACAGAGGAATCTGATTAATTTATCAAAAAACATAATTTTCTGATTTTGCGAGTGAATAAATATAAATTAGTACAGTACTATTATAATTATTTAACTCGCATTCAGGAAATTACATGCCTATTGATCTATTCGGTTTTTCAATCGGAAAAAAAGAAAATAAAAACGTAAAGGTTCAAACTTTTGCTGAGGCAGAATATGAAGATGGAGCCTTGTCCGTAGCATCAGGCGGTGTTTATGGAACATATGTTGATACAGAAGGGGCTATAAAAAGCGAGTCTGAATTGATAAACAGATATCGTGATATGGGTCTTCAAGCAGAAGTAGAGAACGCTATTGATGATATTGTCAATGAAGCAATTGTGTCATCAAAAGATAAACCCGTTGTAAGAATTAACGTGGACAATTTAAATGTTTCTGAGCCCATCAGAGACAAAATAAGACTAGAATTTAAGAGTATAAGTAAACTTTTAGATTTACAAAATTTAGGATCTGATGTTTTCAAAAGATGGTATATTGATGGTAGAGTGTATTATCATGTTATTGTTGATGAGAATAATTTAGAAAAAGGTATTCATGAATTAAGAATATTGGATCCCAGAAAAATAAAGAAAATTAGAGAAAAGAAAAAAGAAAAACAACCGAACGGCAAAACAAAAACCGCTGTTGTGGAATATTTTGTTTATAATCAAAAGGGAATTTATCAATCACAAGGACAAGTAATTGGAACTGCTTTTACAAGTGCCGCTAGTGGTTTAAAGATATCTCCCGATTCGATTGTATATACACATTCGGGACTAATGAATGCTACACGTTCATTAGTCTTATCCTACCTACACAAAGCAATCAAACCATTAAATCAATTAAGAATGATTGAAGATTCTCTGGTAATTTATCGTATTTCACGGGCTCCAGAGAGAAGAATTTTTTATGTCGATGTTGGTAATCTGCCTAAATTAAAAGCAGAGCAATATATGCGTGATTTAATGACCAGATACAAAAATAAACTTGTATATGATGCAAACACCGGTGAAGTTAGAGATGATAGAAAACACATGTCAATGCTTGAAGATTATTGGATGCCTCGTAGAGAAGGTGGTAGAGGAACAGAGATTTCTACTCTGCCCGGAGGTCAAAATCTTGGAGATATTGAAGATGTATTATATTTTCAGAAAAAACTTTATAAATCATTAGGTGTTCCTATTTCAAGACTTGAATCAGAAGCAAATTATACGATTGGTCGTGCTACAGAAATTTCAAGAGATGAAGTTAAATTTACACGTTTTGTTAATAAACTTCAAAGTAGATTTAGTTTAATGTTTGATGAAATGATGGAAAGACAATTAACCCTTAAAGGTATAATGTCTAGAGATGATTGGAAAAATATTAAAAATGATGTATTTTATGAGTTTGAAAATGATAGTCATTTTGCAGAAATAAAGCATAACGAACTTCTTCAAGATAGATTAAACATTTTAAGAGATTTACAAGATTATACTGGAAAATATTTTTCACACGAGTATATAAGAAAGCATATTTTGATGATGACTGATGATGAAGTCAAAACTAATGATGAACAGATGCAAAAAGAGTTAGACGATCCTAGATTTTCGGGAGAGGAAGAAATGCAATTTAATTCTGTAGAAGTAGATACGGTCAATAAACAAGGTATCAATGAAGATATTGATAAAAAAATTGAGGAGAAATTTGAAGTTGCGAAAAAAGAAAATGAAATTAAAGATAAAGTAAATGATATTCTTTTTTCTGTTTTAGAAGATGATGAAAAATTTGTAAGTTAAAAATTTATAAATTGATTCTAGTGAAGATTTAGGTGCAGAGACATAAATGAAAGACGATCAAAACGAGTCAAAAGACTTAGATTTAAGTAAAGTTTTAGCTACTGCTCTTGCTTATACTAAAAAAACACTTAAAAAGACTAAAGAAGAACTTGTTGTAGGTATAAAAGAAATTTTAGATCCTGTAACTGGTGAAAAAGTCAGAGTTCTTGAGATCAAAGGTACTGAAGGTTCCAAGGGCGAAAAGGGTGAAAAGGGAGAGCAAGGAGATCCTGGTCCCAAAGGTGAACGGGGAGAAGCAGGGAGAATTGGTCCACAGGGTGTTCTGGGTCCTAAGGGAGACCTAGGAGATCCTGGTCCCATAGGCCCAAAAGGAGACCAGGGAGAACCAGGTGATGATGCTGATGTAACTAAACTTGCAAAAGAGTTAGATAATTTCAAAGCAGTTGTTAAGAAAGTTAGCGAAAAAGCAACTCAAACTGCACAAAAAGTAGCAGGAGGAAGTGGTTGGGGTGACTCTGGAGGCGGTGGTGGAGGAGACACTTCTTCGGGATCTGCTGGAACTTCTGGATCATCTGGTTTAACATATGCTTCTTCTGGATCATCTGGAGGTGCTGGAGAAACAGGAACTTCAGGATCATCTGGACAAGATGGTGGTTCATTCATTCACACACAATCTGTAGCGGCATCTGTCTGGTTAATCAATCATAATTTAGGAACTAGACCAGTAAATCTTGAAGTTGTAGATTCTGATTATAATGTTATCATTCCAGAATCTGTTCAATTTATAGATTCTAATACCGTAAAAATAATTTTTCCTACTGCTCAAGCAGGATGGGCCGCAATTACTTTTGGAGAAGGATCTTCTGGGACAGCGGGTTCGTCTGGATCGTCTGGTTTAACATATGCTTCTTCTGGATCTGCTGGTTCTGCAGGAAGTGCTGGTTCTGCAGGATCATCTGGATCAGATGGTACTTCAGGATCATCCGGAACTGCTGGAAGCGCAGGAAGTGCTGGTTCTTCAGGAACTTCTGCTACAAATGGAACATCTGGTACATCAGGCGTAGATGGCGAACAAGGAGATGAGGGACCAGGAGGAACTTCTGGCTCTTCGGGAACTACTGGAACACATGGAAGTTCTGGTTCTGCTGGATCTTCTGGGACATCTGGTACATCAGGAGCAGATGGAACTGAAGGAGACACGGGTCCTCAAGGAACTGGGGGAACATCTGGATCATCTGGAAGCGCAGGAAGTGCAGGATCGTCTGGTTCTGCAGGAACTTCTGGAACTGCTGGAAGTGCAGGAAGTGCTGGTTCTGCAGGATCTTCTGGTTCTTCTGGAATTGATGGTTCTTCTGGGTCTGCTGGTTCTGCAGGAAGTGCTGGAACATCCGGATCAGATGGAACTTCAGGATCATCTGGATTAGATGGTGGTTTTGGAGGAGCTTCATTTTCATATCGCTATAGTACAGATCAAACAACAAATGATCCAGGAACAGGTAAATTAGCATTTACTTTAACATCTGGTACTTTTTCAGATCCTAGTACAGCAAATAGATTAAGAATAAGTGATACTGATCAAGATGGAACAACAATTGATAGTTTTTTAACTACAATTAATGAAGTTGCTTTTAGTGATCCTAAAGGACATTTACGAATTTTTGATAAAGATGATCCAGATGAATTTATGTTATTTAGCATTCAGGAATTTGATACTGCTAATCCTTCATGGTATTATATAAAAGTTACATATTTAGATTCTTCATTAACTGATTTTCAAAATGCAACTGAACTTGTTGCATCATTTGCAAGAACTGGTGATTCTGGAACTTCTGGCTCTGCAGGAAGTGCTGGATCTTCTGGGTGGACTTATGCATCATCTGGATCATCTGGTTCTGCTGGTTCTTCTGGGTGGACTTATGCATCATCTGGATCTGCAGGAAGTTCTGGAAGTGCTGGTGGAACAGGATCATCTGGATCTTCTGGTTCTACTGGTTCTGCAGGAAGTGCTGGATCATCTGGACAAGATGGTGGTTCTTGGATTCATGTTCAAGATCCAGCTTCAAATGTTTGGTTGATAAATCATAATTTAGGAGTTAGACCTTTAAATATTGAAGTTGTAAATACTGATTATGATGTAATTTATCCAGAATCAATTCGTTATATAAGTTCAAATACTGCTAAATTAGTTTTTACTTCTGCAATAGCAGGATGGGCGGCATTAACTTTTGGAGAAGGATCGTCTGGAACTTCTGGATCGTCTGGAACTGCTGGAAGCGCAGGAAGTGCTGGTTCTGCAGGAAGCGCAGGAAGCGCAGGAAGTGCTGGTTCTGCAGGAAGTGCAGGAAGTGCAGGAAGTGCGGGTTCTTCTGGGTG